CAGGCATGTTGATCTCTTCCTGCACCCACTAAATTACTAGATGTAAGTTGCTGCCAACCCCCTATTTTTTCTGGATAACTGTATCTGAAACGCATGTAGTCACCATTGACCCATCTTCCTTCGGCGCCAGTATCTGATGATTGTTTATCTAAACCTGGTTTTAATGTGATTTTTGTTAACATATAAACTCCAAGTTACAAAATATACTAGATTAGAGCATATATCAATATGTTTTAAAGTAAGGGGAATCAGTGGTGGATCATCCCCTCACAAGCTTAAATTATATATTATTTTTTTGGTACTGTAAAGTCTTTAAAATAAGCAGGTAAACCTAGCATAGGACGCTTATCAAATTTGTTTTCTTTAGCATTTTTTCCTTTTACATTATTGTAATGTAAAAATACTTGTGCACAATCTTTTCCTTCAAAAGGTTCTCGCCAATGCTCAAGATCACAGCCAGAATATATTAACATATCACCTTGTTCAAGTTCCACTTTAACACCAGCTTGACCTGTTTTTCCTGTTGGGTCTAAATAAATTGGCCACGGCTCACCACCTAGGTTTAACGTAGTAGATACTTCACATGAATATCTATCTTTATGTCTTGCTAGGATATCTCCTTTTTTATAAATTCTTGCATAGGAATACGTTGGAGTTAATTTTAAGCCAGTTTCCTTATCCATTTTTTTATTTAACATACCTAACAATGTTTCCATTGCCATGTCACCATAATGAGAATAAGTGTTAGGGACTTGTGCATCATTCCATACACCATAATCTTCGGTAAATGGTGATAAATATTTTTGATCAAACAAAAACCTTGCAGCGGTTCTTTTATTTAAAAAGTAAGTGTAGACAAATTCAGATAATTCAGCAGATATTGCTGTTTTTAATATTTTATATTTATTTTTTTTAAACGGCATTTAATACTCCTTTTGGTATTGCTTGGCAGTTCCAATGTATAAATCTAAATGGTTCAAAACCTATGTCAACCATAAATTGATGGGGCATGTAAGATGGAAAAAACATTAGTCTGCCTGGTTTTGCTTGATAATTAATTTGTGATGTTGCATAAGTTACTTTTGATTTATCTAATTCAGGTAAAAGATTCATAACATTTCCTGGTCTTGGATCATCAAATAATGGAAATGAAGTTTTTTCACTAGCTTTTAAAAAATAAAAACCAGAGATATGACCATTCCAATGTGTGTGTAAAGCATGGTGTCCACCGCCGCTCTTAGCAAATTCTTGTACCCACATTTCTGTAGTAAATAATTGATGGTTTTTCATATCAAAACCCATTTCTAATAATAAATTATGTGCAGTCGCACCTATATAATCTTGTAATTCTTTAAAATCTTTATCTCCTATCAAAGTATTTGAATGATAAACACTACCTAGATCACCTTTAGTTTTATTGGCTTTGTTACGTTTATCTATATCCGGTTGTAAATTTTTTCTAGCTTCGTCTATATATTTATCCGATGCTTTATTTAAATCATTAACAAATTTAGGCTCGTCTGCAAACCAAATAGGGGAAGGAAAATAATCTTGTCGTGTTAAATTTTTTGGATAACTTTCTTTTAATTTTTTTTTATTCTTATTTTTCTTTTTCATTATATCCTTTCTTAAAATAATTAAAATTTATAATATATCTAACAGGTACGTCTGTCGATGTTATAGCTCTATGTAATACATTAGAATCAAAAATCAACATTTTATTTTTTTCTGCTTTTATAAATTTTATTTTACCATCAATTTTTATTTCAGTACCACCATCACATTCATTTAAATAAAAGATAGCTGTTTTACACGTCTCATCATAATCGTTATGCCAACCAGATTTTTCAAATAATTTACTAATAAACATATTAGTTCTAACTTGAATTGGTGCAATACAATTTAATTTATCTAATATTGGAATAATAATTGTTTCGTATGCACCAGAAGTTGCATTCATGTTATTAAAAAAACAATGATTAAAATATAAACTATCAGTAGCATCTTCATTAAATTGGTATCCTTTTCTTCTCCAAGGAAAATCTATATCTAAAATCAAATCATTAATTTTATCAAGAAAATCTACATCTAAAAAATTTTTAATTACTTTATAACTCATTTAAATGGCCATCCAAGATTCCAAATTACTAGACTGTGTCTAATGCCTTTACTAACTGGTTTAACTCTATGCCAAACATCAGAAGGGAACACTACCAAAGAACCCTTAGATCTTATTTCTTTTAATACATGGGTGTTTGCTTTTTTGTCTGGATCATTATTTCTCATATCAAATTCTAGTTCACCACCACTATAATCTTTGTCATCAGATAAAGATAATGTTACCGATAATTTTCTTTGTTTACCATGACTCGGTGTGTTGGGAGAATCATAAGGTTTTTCCCAACTATCACAGTGCCAATCATAGTACTGGCCTTTTTTATATTTTGTAAATTGACATTGTTCACTAAAATCCCATTGAAAATTCCAATCAGCCTCTCTGTTAGCTTTATGAATATAAGGGTGAATTGCATGATATATCCAACGTTCATTTAACCAGATAATATCTGAATCTCTTTTCTTTTTTAAATCTTGTACGTCTTTTTTATTTAATTTTTTATTGCCAAGTCCACCTGTAAGTGCCATTTGATCTTGTAAAGATTTTGCATATTTAACAATATCATCACAAATATGATGAGGTATTGCATTTTTAAACCAATAGTAATAATTCTGTAATTGCATATGTCTTTATGCAATTAATATAAATGATTTAAAATATTTGTAAAGGATAATTTATGCGGCTACCCAAGAAAGAGTTGCTACATCCCAATTAAAATTATTTATTGGATCTTCGTCATCTGTTGCTATCCATTTTTGACCTTCTTCATCCCAAGAAATATTGTAATTTTTTTCTGGATCGCCATATTTTGTAATTGTTGGGAAAGTTACAGGAGACTCCCAATCATCATTAGCATCTAATGTCCAAGAATTAAAAGGTTGTGGTGATAAAAATTTATCTTTTGCAGGGTCATAAGTAAAACCTGTTCCACAATATTGTTTTCTAAAACTATTATTATAAGAAGTTTGTTTCCAATTACCAGTTTTAAAAAAATTAACACACCATGTTTCTCCATCAACATGCATATCATTTGCTCCTAGAGGCCCTGCTGCTGTTGCAACATCATTACCTACAACAACTACTCTTTGTACTACGTTATTGTCATCTAATTCTGCGAAATGTGCCATATTATTTATCTCCTTAAAGTTTATTTTATATTTTAATTTTATGCTATTGTCAATGTTCCGGTTACGTTAAAAGTTGATATTGTCATTGCTCCATCAGGGGCTGGAGACGTTGTTTTTACGTTACTACCAGGGGCTAATGTAATACTTGGTCCGCTTGGGCCGGGAGTTCTAATAACAACTACACCAGATCCACCACCACCAGAATATCCACATGGATTATTTCCACCTGCACCACCACCACCTAAATTATCTGTTCCATTCATTGCCGGATATGCTTGAGTAGCACTTCCACCACCACCAGGACCACCTGAAGCACCGGGTCTTCCACCGCCACCACCAGCATATGTCACTGCAGCACCTGTAATACTATTTGCAGCACCTGAACCACCTGTACCACCAGTTGAAGTATAATTTCCCCACCAACCAGGAGTAACACCTGCTCCGCCAGCACCACCACCGCCACCACCATTACAGGAGTAAACACCTGCGTTAGGCTGTGTTGCACTAGAACATATATAATTTCCTCTACCACCAAAATTTCCTTGAGCGCTTCCGCCTACTCCAAAACTATAGCCACCACCATCAGCACTATGAGGACCGGGTTGACCACCTCCGCCACCACCAGAACCACCTAGTTGACCACGACCAGCATAAGCGTATTGTCCAGGAGAACCACAAGAGGTGCTTATATATGCTCCACCCGAACCTCCACCATCAGCAATAATTTGATTAAATTCACTTGCATTTCCTGAATTCCCTCGAGCAGTTACAAAAGTCTGTTGAGCTGAAGTATTATAAGTTGCTCCCGCACCAACTGTAACATTAGTAATTCCTGTACTTAAATTAGTTTTTGTTCCACCTGGAAAAGATGTTTGATAACCACCAGCTCCACCGCCACCACCGATTGAATAACCACCAGCTCCACCACCACCAACAACTAAATAATCTGCTTCAGTTTGTGCGGGTGCTGATCCTACGGTTAAATTTGCCGATGCTTTAAATTTTGCAATGTAATGTGTTCCATTATAAACTACGGGTGCACAAGTTGGACTATCAGTAGTCATTCCTGATGTTGATCTAATAATTACAACACCTGGTCCACCTGCTCCACCAGAAATAGGTGCAGGTCCACAACCTGAACCACCACCACCGGCACCAGTATTAGCAACTCCAGCACATCCTACTCCAGCACCTGGAAAATTTGATCCACCACCATTACCACCACCACCAACTCCACCAAAAGTTCCTACTCCACCACAATTACCACCGCCACCACCACCGCCAGCATAAATTATATAAGTTCCTGTTATATCACTTCCTTTACCTTTACCACCTTGACCACCTCTAACACGTGTACCTAAAGCAGTCTGATTAATTTTTCCAGCTTCATAAGCTCCACCACCGCCACCACCAATTTGTCCACAACCGGGTCCTGTATTTCCACCAGCAAAACCTTGACCGCAAACTCCAGTACCACCTGTACCGGTTACGTTAGCTCTTCCGCCACCACCTGAACCTCCAGCCATACCATTATACTGTGGAGTCACAGGAGTTCCTGTGGGTGTTCCAGAAGTTCCACCGCCGCCACCACCACACGATGTTATTGTTGAAAAAATTGAATTTGATCCAGCCTTACCACCGGTAGATCCTGATACACCACCAGCTCCTCCAGCACCAATTGTTACTGCATAAGTTCCACTTGCTGATAAACCACTTGCAGCTCTAAAACCACCAGCTCCACCACCACCACCAGCATCATGACCACCACCGCCACCGCCAGCTACAACTACATAATCTACTACTGCACCTGTACTAAAATTTGCCCAAGATCCATCTTTAACAAAACCATAAACTGTATTCATTTGCCAGATACCAGGAGCTGTTGTTGCTGATGCTCCTGTGCCACATTCTTTTATAAGAACAACACCTGAACCACCGGCTCCACCTTTATAACTTCCTGGAATACCTACACCAACTCCACCACCGCCACCACCAGTATTAGTAGTTCCGTTTGCACCTGCGGGTCCACCACCGGGTACACCACAACCACCATCACCGCCGCCACCTTTTCCACCAGCACCTTCAGCATTTGGACCACTATAAAGTGAAACAGTTCCACCACCGCCACCACCACCTAGGGTAAGTTGAGCAGCCGGAAGTCCCGGATAATTTATATCTAAATCTCTACCATCACCACCGGCACCACCACCATTTGAACGAGGATTAACTCCACCAAATGCAGGAATTGGACTTTTGCTTGTAGTTCTTGAACTACAAAATACACCTGTCATATTTCCACCTGGGTATCCACGATCTCCTGCTCCACCACCACCTGAACCAGCATTATTTCCATTAGCAGGACCAATACCTGCTCCACCTGTTCCACCAGGAAAACCTTGGCCAACTGTACTAATAGATGTGTCCATATAACCAAGATAAGCACGTCTTGAACTACCACCACCAGAACCACCAGGTCCACCTACACCATCACCTGTTCCACCTGGTCCTCCTGTTGGAGGTCCACTACCTTTACCATAACCACCACCTGAAGCGGCAGTTGTTCCTGGAATAGTAGGCATTGAAGAATTTGTTCCAACATTACCGTTGGGTGAAGGAATAGCTACTGTTGGATTTGTTGCTCCACCACCACCGATTGTAATTGGATAAGTTGCTCCACCTGTTACTGCAACTCTTTGTGTTAAAACACCACCAGCTCCACCACCACCTGCAGCTTCTGCAGGAGCATTACCACCACTACCACCACCTGCTACCATTGTAATTGTAGCATGAGTTGTACCTGGTTGCATTACATGCGAACCTGATGCACATTTTCTTGTAATTGTTGTTGCTGTACCAGGAGACCCTGGTGTTATTGTAACTGTTGGACCTATAATTCCGCCATTTGCCATAGCTAATTTCCCTTACGCTATTACGTCGTATGATACAAATACTTCTAGATCACCGGCTGCACTAGCTCCTCCCTGAAGGGCATCACCTGTCTGCATATATATTGGTGTTTCTAGCACTACTAAAGATGCGTCTGCTGGCACTGCAATTGTTTTTGCTAAATAAATTGTTCCAACAAGTCCTGCTAAACCTGTTGCTGCAGAAGTAAATGCTGCTTTAACAACTTTAATATTAACGTCTGCTGCTGATGAACCATCAACATTTGCAACTGTAATTCTATTTATTTTAACAACTGTGTCAGCACTAATTGCTGCGATGATAACATTTGCATCACCTGTTCCTAAAGCAAGCCCTTGCGACTCACCATTGATTGTTGCTACATTTACTATATTTGGATTTGCCATAATTTTTTATTTCCTTTAGTTGTTTTTTATCCGAAAATCATTGCCATTGCAATAGCTTTTCCTGTTGTTACTCCAGTATCTAATTGAAATGTTGGAGCTGTTCCAGAACCTGTTGATT